AATTGACGTACCATTGACCTTAATATCAAATTGCAATGCTGCGCCGGTTGGAGCTGTCGCAACGGCAAACACTGGCAGATCAGTGAGCGCCATTGCGGTACGCAGATATTGCGTAAGTTTTTTGGCTGCAGTTGTTGAGTGTGTTAACGGAGTGGACCCATCCGATAGGTCTATGTAAACGTCCGACAACGTGGCCAGGTTGGCGCCGGAGAATGCCAGGCCAAGGGGGGCAAACTCCTCCAGCGAGCCCGTGCCTGCTGCGCTGCGGCCAACAAGGCGGTTGGTGGCCATGGTCAAACCCGATCCAGCAATCGCGCCAGACGCAGCAGCGCCTAGGTTGCCCCTCGCCGTCGCCGCGTTGACCAGGTCGCTCAGGTTGTTGCCCTTGACCATCAGCCCCGATAAGTCTTGGTCTCCTGTGTTGGTGCCGCTGCTGGTGCCGCTGAATGTGCCCGATTGGGTAGCCAGGGTGCCGAGCCCCGAAACCTTGCCCGCTGGGATCGTCGGAACGTCGTCCGCCACCAGGGACCGAAACGCTGGGGCTGCTGCTGTACCGGTCGCGGGACCGGCTAACACCAGGTTTGCAGACTGGGCCGCCAGCGTGGCGGTCAGGGTGCCCGACGTGGTGACGGGCGACCCGGTAACAGTGAACAGAGCCGGCAAGCTCAGCCCAACACTGGTGACGGTGCCATGGCCACCAGGGCCAGGGCCGCCGTCGCCCGTGGCGTTGATTGTTTGGTTGGGCCAGGTGCCGGTGATTGTGACATTGGTTCCAGCCACTAGCCCAGGAGTGGCGGTGCCCGTGCCGCCATTGGAAAGCGGGAGAATGCCCGTTACGCCAGTGGTCAACGGCAGTCCAGTGGCATTGGGCAGGGCCAGGGCTGATGGGGTGCCGCCCGCGCCGCCCAGGATCACTGGGGCCCCAACGGTGCCGACGTTGATTGCTAGGGCTGTGGGTATTCCGGTCCCCAGGCCAGAAATCGTGCTGAGCGCCTGCGTGCCGGTGTGGCTAGATCGATCGCGTAGCTGTGCGTCCGTGGCGTTGGCCGTGGCGCCGGCGGCGATCCCATCGAGCTTGGCCTTGAATTCCGACGCGGCCCACCATGCAGCGATGCCCTGGAACATCCGCAAGGGGTTGTAGGCCACCCTGGTTGTGCTGGTGCCTGCCTCGGCTGCGGACTGGCTGACGGTGGCGGCGCTCCATTCGCGGGAGTCGGTCAACCGTATGTCACCTTCCTGGACCGCCGTACCGGCCAGCGCCGCCCCTGTCGTCCATGTCGCCTGAGTCGCGTTGCTCGGCAGGCTGGATCCTGACGGCAGCCCCAGGGTAAGGGTGACACCGCCGCCCGTGTTGGTACTGCTGGTAGTCCAACCGCTAGGAACCGACAGCGCAACCGACTGCACAGGGGCAGCTGCTGCCGCCAACGCCACCACCACCGACAGCGGCGCATCCCCGGTATGGATCGGCCCCGCCGTGCCGGTGCCAGTGCCCGCGCCAGTGGCTACAAAATAAGCACCAACTGTATTTGATTCGGCGCCAATTGCTGTGAAAGAGGTATTGCCTACGCTAATAATTTGATACGCTTGCCCAACAACAAACGCCCCGGCCGTTACCGCCGCGCCGATGCGGTCCAACACTAGGCGGTCGCTGCCCTGGACGCTGCCCAGGTCTGGCAGTTGGGAAATCGTGAGCGGTGTTTGGGTCATGGCCTAGGACGGCTGGGTTTGCAGCGAACGGCCGGAGCCGGTAACCAACAACTGGCCGGAGCCGGTGCGGAGCAGGCGGGAGACTAAGGGGATGGCTATGGTGGCGGTGCGGGCTAGCCTCACCATGCTCCAGCTCAGCGCCCTAGGCTCGCTACCGGGGAGTGGCTCGGGCGCCCTTGTTGCCTTAAATGCCATGCCATCAACTACAAGCGAATGGTTGTAATCAAGATGGCCAAATTCTGCGGTTCTGATCTTCAGCAGCCATGGAACAATTTCCACTCCATCATCAAAGACCAGCTCTTTGTTTTCCTCCAAAAAACCACGGCCAGAAACGGCGCCAGCAATTACGCTGACGCCGCCCATGAAATCCAGGGCCGCCCGATCTGCATGAGCCGATAGGCGGGCCCAGCTCATCAGAAGGCGCCGTTAAGGCGGACGTGGGCCAGGGTGTCGCCAGAGGCATACGCGGTGGTCTGGGCTGACGTGGCCGGCACAAACACGCCGATCAGAGTGTTACCACTGGCGCTGGCTGTTACGTTTTTGTTGGTGTCGTTCCAATACGCCTTTGCGCCAAGGTTGGCGGCGGCGCCAGTGGCCTTGGGTAGCTGCCATACGCCCACAAGACTGAATTGCCCGACCTCGCCGTTAGCCAAGGCCGCCAGCGAAACACCAAAAACAGCGCCAATCAAAGCACCAGCGCCTGACGCAACCACGTAAGGAGCGGGAAACGGAAGCGTCTTACCTTCTTGAATTTCGTTTTTAGCCATTGAATTACCTCAGGAATGGGATGGGCTGAAAGTTGTCAAAAGAAAGCATTGATCAATCAACGCCAGAAGAGCGATAGATAAAGCGATAGTCGCTAAGCGTGCAACCCCAATACATGCGAAACAGAAATTCCAAGCAGTCGGGATTCCGCTTCGTTTCAGTGGTCAGGGTTGGGCCGCTTTCACCTTGAAGATACCCTTGAACAATTCCCTTAGAGGCTGTTTTTGCTGCCATAACGTACCACTGAAGTGCGCTAGCGCTATCAAGCCGAGCAGAATAAATGTCTTCAATAGCACCTGAATAAGAAGAAGTTGCAGGCCCGGCATTGCCTGTAAGCTGTTGAGGCATGTAATTGTTTGGCCTCAGAAATTGCTGCATAGGCCCGCGCAAAGCAGCAGGAGCCAGTGTCAACGCTGGGTCTAGCTCCAGCGGGTTACCAGCTGGATCGGTTTGCGTAGACAATTTCAGAACAGCATTGTTCCATCCGGTGTTGCCAATGGTTCCGGTTCCAGTGTTGTTATGACTGGCATGGAACAATGGCAGGCCATCAATGCCAACGTTTGCGTTGCCAGTAATAAGGCCGTAAATACCTTTAGCTTGAACACGTCGACCGCCTCGGCCAAACATATCAGGGACTTCGGCTAGTCCGCTAAGGTCGTCATTGATAAATACCTCTTCAGCAACACGCAGGCCCCGCGTATATTTGCTCAACTGCCAGGTCACTTTCCCATCTTGAAGAGTGGCGAATTGATATTCACCTCCTTCTATTCGGGCATCCGCTTTGGTCTTGTCGGTTGGTTCGCCATTTACCACCCTGATAGGCTCAAGATTGCCAGCGATAAACACCTGATTAGCAGGCTTTAAGTCGGGCAAATCTTGACGAGTTGAGAAAAGCTCCCATCTATGGTTTTCCTCGGCCCACCCGTCCATCATTGTCTTGTTGGCAACATTCGCCAGCAAGTTTGTAAAATCGTCGCTGGTATGCAATGCCAACGCAATTAGCTGGTGAGCGGATCGGCCAATTGTGTTATGCCCTCGGCTTTCAGCAAAAACGCGGGTGATCTCCATCATCCGCATTCCGGCATAAGGCCGGGCCGCGTCGCTCATGGCCTGCTCAGGCCTGATCTTGGCCCAGATCGCATCCTGTAATCCGGTCATCAGCGTATCCCCCGCGTCGCGGGTTATCTGGATGCGGGCAGGGTGGCCCGCCTTGCTGGCGACGGTTTCAAGCGGGCCGGCGTGGGCCTTCACGATTTCGAGGGCAACATCAACAAACGGCTTGCCGCTGTCAACCATGGCTTGCACCGCGTTAGGAGCGATATTGGCCTCGGCTGCGCAACGGCGGATTTCAATTTCGCGCTGTGCATTGGCAAGGGCCACGGAATCCGCAGCAGCGGTTGAGGCAACGGGGCTTACGGAGGCCTGCACTACTGCAGCGGCAGCAGGGGCAGCTTCGGTAGAAGCGACTACGGGAGGCGCTTCGGTGACGGCGGCCGGTGCGCTCCCGGCCTGATCTTGCGTGGGCATGTGTTCAGCTCGGGAGTGTTCAGGGTGATCTCCTGATTCTATTCTAACCATTGACGCCAGGGCCTTAGACACCCACCCTGGAGGGTTAGGGAATCGCCCCGCAGGCAGAGCCGGGACGCTGGCACGCACGTCTACCGGGTCGATCACTGCATCAATCAGGCCAGCTGCCAAGGCCGCTTCGGCGGTGAACCAGGTGCCACCCCCCTGCGCCGCGCCCATCCATTCCACAATCTGTTCGACCGATTGGCCTGATGCCTTGGCATAGGTGGTGGAATAAACCTGGGAGTGAACGCGCAGCATGGCCGCCGCGGCATCCATTGAATCGGCGTCTCCAACCGATCCGCCCCAGCAGTTATGGATCATCAGCAGGGCGTTGCTTGGCATTAAGCGGCGATCACCCTTGGCCTTGCTGATGGCCATTGGGACAATCGAGCCGGCAGATGCCACCAAGCCATCCACCACATAATCCTTTCTGCCCTTGTAAGCCGCCAACACGTTATGGATTGCGATCCCCTCGGCAGCTGCGCCGCCAGGTGAAAACAGGTGAATCTCAACATCACGCCCCCCTGCAGCGTCCAGCGCTCGGGCCACGTCGTCAACCAACACGTCAACCCCGACTTCGCCATAGAGCCGCAACACTGGGGCAGTGGCGGCGGCTTTAACGGTTACTCCTGGGGCCATTGATGCTCAGATGCTGAGGGTAGTTTAAGCGGTCAGCGCCATCAATCCGGCGGGTCGCTGCCGTCCTCGTCTGCGCCAGGGTCAGGCGCTGAGTTAGTGAATGCAGATCCTGCCGGACGAGCCTGGGTTACGCCAGCATTGGAAACCAGCGCGGCATCTGTACTCAGGATCAGACTGGCGTCCCTGGCTCTTTGCATATCTCTGCTCAGCTCTTCAATTACTTCCTCTGGTACATAGCCAAATGATAGCTGTACTTCTGACAAGCTCATAAACCCAGCCCTTACCGCCAAAATCAGCGCTGGAATTTCCTTCGTTGGGTCGATCATCTCCCGACGCGGCGGAGTATGAGCCCAGCTCATTGGCCCTTTCAGTAGGCCAACCATCCGGGCCAATTCGTCATGCCACTCACACACCGGCGCCAGCATTCCGGGGATGGAAACTTTCCCTCGCAAGTAAGCAATCCGCCTACTAAACTCAAGCCATCCGCCCCTAAAGCTCGAATAATTAACGTTTGATAAATCACCCGTCATTGATTCGTAAGTAATCTCGTAAGCTGCTGCTACGGCGTGAGCGTACTCACGATGGGTGCTAACAAAATCACCGGAACTTGGCGGGGTGAATGCCTGAAAGTTTCTGCCTGGGGGCATGTGCTCAACTGCGCCAGGCTCGATCGTGTCAAACTCCAGCCCATCTTTTTCGGGATCCGTGGCCGCCTGCGTATCTGAGTCGTAAGTAACGCCAAAAAAGCAAGCTGAAATTTTATCTTTCATCTGCTGGGCCGCCCTGATGTCGCCCATATCCCGCAGGGTCAAAATCGCTGCCGTGCCAAACGGGAGCCCCATTCTCTGGCCCGCTCGCCTGCAGTCAAAATGCAAACTAATTTCTTCTTTCGGTACAAAGGTACTTTGTACCCTGACGCCAATACCTAGCGACGTTTCGCCAGGGTGGCTGTCTCTAATCCAGTAACCCATCAAACGGCCTGCGCTATCAAACTGCTGGCCAAATAATATGTCTTGAGAATTGTCTTTATTAAAATCTAACCAGTCAGGCTCAAGCATCTGCACCTGCAAAGGCACTATTCCATGGCGCTCAAATAGTTCAGGATATATCCGCTTCCGCACCAGTACGGCGCCGCGAACCGCTGTAGTTCTGGCCCCAACGGATTGATTGCCGTACCAATCATGAGTGCCGTAAAAATCACTATGTCGTGATTCTGCCCAGGTTTTCCAGCTTGATTTATATTTGCTAGTTGCGCCTGTAGGGGTACTCATAATCCCATCGCCAATCCAATTATTTATAATCACGCCAATCGCTCTGGAGGCGTAGGCATCGTTATCGGCAAGATCCTGGTGCCGCTTGACTAGCCAGTAGTACGCCTGTCGTAGATCACTGTTTGGTCCGCTGTTGTTTGTCCGCCAGCCAGAGGTTCGCCGGGTGTCCTCTGCGGCCTCAAACCGGGCCATGGTGCGGCGGGCAAATTCCCGGTCATCCCGGAGCCGCTTGCCTTTTGCCTTGCTCTTACCCTTGCCCATCAGGTTGGCCGAGACATGCTGAAGTAGGTGCGTCGGGTTCGACGCATGGCGGTCGGCTCCGCCTCTGCGGCCATGGATTGTTCGATCCGGCGCATTTCGTCCAGGCTGCGATAGATGATCTCCCGGCCGTCGCTGAATCGAGCTTTTAGGACGCCCTGATTGATCTTGCTGCGTAGCTCAGCAAGGTCCGCAGCAACATCCTCAGAGGTATAGGCCATGGCCCCATCTTACCTCTTTAGCCAGCCTTTGCGCTTGGCCGGTCTGCCTGTGCTGGAGCCCTTCAGCCAGCCCGACCGCTGGGGGTCTCGGGCTGGGGAAGACGGCGCTGCACCTCCCGTCCCCGGCGCCTGGGTGCCCAGGGTGCGGGCGAGTTGGGCCCACATGGTGCCAGCTGCGTAGTTGCGTTTCACCAGCTCCAACATCCCCAAGATGTAGACCTCCAAATCCAACGGCTCGTTTCGGGCCCCCTTCTCATTGCGCCATTCAGACTGCTCAAAACCTCTGCTGTCAATTGTGGTTACAAGTTTCTCGCAAGTTAAACCCTTAAAGTATTCATCTTTTGCATTTTGCCCAAAGTGCATAAATCCCGGCCCTGGTTGCTCAATGTTTAACCTTCCGTAGATAGTTCGCTTTAACGTGTGCGT